TTTCTTCCAGAAACTGCATAATAACAGCATAAACTGGCTGGGGCTTAAATGCCCTGGCCTTTTTTATTGCCCAAGCGATCACAAGCAAATTGTCATTTGCTTTGTCACTTTGAATAATTGCCGCCGATTGTTTCTCTTATATTGTCACTAACAAAGATGTCACTTCGATTATAGCACCCCTATATATGCATGTATAGGGCCAACGTATACGTATCATTTTGGCAAATGTATACGTATTGTTTTAGAGAGTTGGGTATATATACCCGACTATAGTCAGGCATATATACCTCAGCAACATATATACAAATACAAGGCTTAAACATCGGATTCTTTGTATCGATCGAAAAAAACGACAAGCGAATAACATTGTCACACCGTTTACGAATTACTGCGATTCAATGAAGCTGTTATACGTGGATTTTGCACATCGGAAGTTCAAAAAATTATACCACCCAGCGTTTTTTTAATTCGCGTAAAGTATACCGCCCAGCGTTTTTTGGTTCGTATAAAATCGATTGCTATCCCGCTGTAATAATCAATCGTCAACGGTTGCTGTTTATGCCGCTATCGCGGCTTCACAAGAGTAAAAAGGCCAGGGCTTGTTTGTATGTGTCGTAATTGGTAAAAAGTCGTAGATTTTGCCGTTTTTGTCAATTTAAGCCCGATTTTGCGGATTTATCACAAAAAATCCGTTTAAAATGCGATATTTCGCTATTTTTAACAGTTTTCCTATGAAAAAAGGCATCTAGTGCCGCGAAGCGGCTTCATGAAAGGGAAAAAAGCTGTTTCCTTCCATATATACAATGCAGGATAAGCCAGCCTCTGTTTTTCACCTAATGAATGACTTTAAACAGCTTACACATAAAAAAAGCCCCGGCATAACGCCAGGGTCTATTTTTCATTTAAGTGTTGTGATAACCTCAACGACTTTCTGCAGCTGATCATCTGTGACAACGCCATTTTTCAGCATATCAACGATTTGAAGGAGTACTGGTGTTGACTTAACGAATCGTCCTATATTTACGGTTTCTAAATCCTCAGCTGTACCAGTGAGATCGTACTGCGTAACTCCTAGCGCATCAGCTGTTTTTAATAAAGTGTGAGTACTCATAACGTAGCGACCGTTAACATAAGCCCCGACCTGTTGTTTGGTAGTCCCAAGCGCTGCGGCAAGTTCTACTTGAGTGTGTGGAACTCCAGCTTTGCCAGTTTTTTTATTGTTAGCTAGAATACGGCGAATATTATTTCCTATAATGTTATTTGTCATGCCATGCACCTCCTCTTTATATGACTATTATACACCCGATGAGTGCAAAAAGCAAATACTTTCATCTTGTATCGAAAAAATAATTTAAAAAAGTAATATAAAAGATTTGACTATTTGGACAACATCTGCTATAATATAGTTACAGGCAAGGGAAGTACTTACCTTAACAATTTGATTGAGAATACGAAAAGCAAAATTTATTTATCGAAACAAAGAACAAAGCAATTTAAAAATCGAAACAATGTAACGTGCGTTTATTTCATTTAAAGCGTGGCACGAATAATCTCGAAACAGCAAGACAAGATCCTTGTACAAAGATTATCGTGTCACGCTTTTTTCGTATTCTCAAAGCCATAAAGGAGGACAAAAATATGGTAAACGAATTTTTAAAAGAGTTAGCAAAATCTGACGCAAAAATGGAGGATCAATATCTATCGCAGATCTTTGCCGACGATGAAGAAATCGAGAGTATCCAGGCGCTGGCAGCTGAAAGAAGCGCAGAGATGTTCGAAAATTGCAAAACCAAAGAAGAATTTGAAGCACTTGTAGGGGAGGATTTATAACAATGAAAAGAATGATTTGGTATACAACAACAGAAAAAAATGGTGCAGTCCAAGCAATCGAAAGTGGAACAACGCTTGGGAACACTTATAACATTGTCATCTTTGCAAATCAACGTGAGGCGGATGCTTATGCAGCTAAACGCGATGGCGATAAAAAGTCACATCGTAAATTATGGTAGTAGGCTGTTTACATATAGCCTTCTCCATAAAAGAATTCTGACATATAAATAATAAATAGAAAAAAAGGAGTAATTGAATTATGGACAACAATAACAAAAAAAGCGTTTTTGAGACATTAAATGCAATTAATGTTAGTGGAAAAACAGAAAAAAAGAATGGGCTTACATACCTGTCCTGGGCTTATGCCTGGGCTGAGGTAAAGAAGTTGTATCCTACGGCGAATTACAAGGTTTATGAAAGAGACACTCAATGGGGGCCTGTCAACTATTTCACCGACGGGCGCACGGCCTGGGTCAAGGTTTCTGTTACGATTGAGGGTCTCGAACACGTAGAAATGTTACCTATTATGGACTACCGTAATAAAGCTATCCCGTTAGATAAGGTTACGTCTTACGATGCTAATAAGACTATACAAAGGGCAATTACCAAAGCAATAGCTAGACAAGGCCTTGGGTTGTATGTATATGCCGGAGAGGACCTCCCAGAAAGTCAGTCTACATCCCCAACACAGCCAGCACAGCAACCTGCTAATAAGCCCGTAGAGAAAGCAGTACAAGCACAAGCGCCAGCACAAAAGCCCGCTAGAGATACTAGACCAGTGTCAGTTAATGAAATCAAGACAATTAGACAACAAGTACTGAATAAGTATGGGATTGATGAAGAATGGATTTGTAGGAAATACAAGGCGCACAATCTCCAGGATTTAAAGATGTATCAATATCAGCACATTTTAAATAACACTGAAAAATTGAAATCAATATTTGCCGCAGAAAAGAAAGCAGAGAAACAACAGCAGCTTATTGATATCGTTGCACAGTCTAAACAAGCACAAGCGGTAGCTAAAACGGAGTTGACATTCAACGATGCGATCTGTCCATCGCAACTAAAAAAAGAAGAGGACGGAGAACCAATTGACTTAAAAAGCCTCGGCTTGACAGAAAAAGACATTCAAGCGTTAACCGATCTCGGCAAGGTGTTCAATTAAGGAGGTAACAAATTATGACAAAGACAAAATCACAAATCGGGAAATCATCGAAGGCACGCGGCAAGAGGGGTGAACTCAGTTTAGTTCACGCCCTCCGCGATGCGGGCTTTACAGAAGCAAGAAGAACCGCGCAATATTGCGGCAAAGCAGAAGGTACATCTGACGTGATCGGATTAAAAGGAATTCATTGCGAATGTAAAGTAGTGGAAAGGCTTAATATTTGGGATGCCCTTTTGCAATCTCAAAGAGATGCTGAATCAGACGGAAATGACGATTGTCCGGCAGTGTTCTTCAAACGCAACAGGAGTGGTTGGTATGTTGCCCTGCCATTATCCGATTTTATTCGACTTTATGCATCATCAGATTTATGTAAAGGAGATGTTAACAAATGAGTGAACGCAAAGGACGACAAAAGCGTGTATATACAACTGGTGACCACTGCGACGATTGCGAACTACATATGTATAACCCAGCGTTAGCGCGTGACTTATGCGGTAATATCGCCGCTGCAGCTTTATTTTACCATTTGGCGTACAATATCAAGTCGCGATTAGCCAACGGCGAAGTTGATAAATTCAAAGTGCCTTGGGTAAAGACAAGTTACAATGGTATCTTAAGATTTATGTCTGAATTAACATCTACAGATCAAGTTAAAAATCTTATTAACATTTTAGTTGATCAGGGATTAATCATTAAAGCTGGGTCTAATTTACGTAATGCCTATACTTTAAGTCCTCTCGGCTATAAGTATGCAAAGGATAGACAGACGCTTGGAAACATTCCGACAATGGAACAAATCAATAAAAGCGTAAAAGACTTTAAGGTTAAGAAATTTGTGAAAACAAACGACCCTAGAGTTAAAGAGGTAATTGATTACTTTAATTCTGTCGCAGGAAATGGAGAAGCCCGTTTTGGCATGGGTAAGACAAATACAGGCCTTGTGGCGACATTGTTAAACAAGGGCTATTCGCCGGAAATTATTAAAAAAGTAGTCAAATACAAGTGTGAAGAGTTCATGGGTACTAAATACGAGTACCGCGCCCGCCCCTCTTCTATCCTTGGTGAACTCTTTGAAATCTGGCTGAGACAGCTGGAAGAAGATCCCAACGGATCTAAAGCAAAAGATAGAAGGCTGGAATATTCCAGAGAACCAGTCGTTTATACACGAAAAGAAGAAAAAGCTTTTGAAGCATACGAAAACCTTGTAAGAGACTATTTCGGTATCGACGATGAACCAAACGAATTACCGTTTAAATGAGACACTCCCCGACAGAAATGTCGGGGGGACACTCTCCAGGTGAATTAACGTTTAAAATAACATTAACAAAACACAAAACATGGACGGTATAGTCCGGAACAAAGTAAAATGCCCAGGCATTAAAATAAAAATAATTAGTAACAAATAGAAAGCAACAAATAGGAAGTAATAAATATCGTAACAAATGAAAATTACACTCAAAAAAATGAGTGATTAGATATATACCGTCCTTCATTAATTATAGGAGGACAAAAAAATGAGTATTAGAGATCGCATAGCACAATCTCAGTTCATTTCATATGATGGGATTTGCTATAACAAAAAGTTTGAAGACGATCCACACGGAAATTTCCACCCAATGGATATTGATGCTGTGTTACAGTTTTCAAAGAGAAGTCATAAAGAGATGCACTATCCGCAGGCAGTTTTACTGTACGAGTATAAGCACGGCGACACAAAGCTATCTGTTGGTGAGGAGATTACATATTGCAGCATTGCAGATTGCGTGAGTGATTGTGGCGGTCTGGGTGTCGTTATAGTTTTGTCTCATAGCGTAGAGGCCCCAAAAGATGTAAATGGTGCGGAAGCGATAGTTACCAAATTTTATTACGCAAAGCACCGAAAGTGGTATATCCCAAGTCAAAAGATCACAGCGAAACAGTTTACGGACGTTTTCTTAGTGCGTGCAGGACTTAAAAAACAAGGAGGTAAAGCATGATGGAAACAACAGTTAATAGTGGCATGACAGTTGAAAAACTTGAGGCGTACCGAGGCTTGACCTCTGAAATAAAAGGGTTAAGAGAACAGATCGATTCTCTCTATGATACGTATAGAAGCCCGCAGCTTATGAGTGACGGAGGCAGTCACTCAATGAGTGTTGGAAGTCCAACAGAAAGTGCTGTAAGTAAAATTCTCAAGCTAGAGGAAACCTACAGAAAAAAATACGAGGAAGCAGTGGACTTGTTGGCAGAAGTGGAGGCTTGGCTTTCGCAAGTCCCGGACGCTGAAATTAGAAGCATCTGTAGGCATCACTATATTCTCAATAAAAGTTGGTCACAGACAAGCGCAATTGTGTATGGTTTCGCGAGTTACTATAATAGCCGTAAGCGTGTAATGCGCTACTTCGGTAGGGAAAAATAAGGCACTCGATGAGTGTTTAAATATTATGAATAGTGTTGAATAGCGTAGACGTTTCAGCACTTTTCTTTTTACCATGGAAGTATACGTTCTTGCGGGTTATAATATAGATAGTATAGGAGGAACAAATAATGGCAAATAAGAATGTAAAAAGAATTTCAATGATTTTAGCTGCGTTCATGGTTGCTGGAGCAGCAACAGGATGCGGTGCAAAGAAAGACACAAAAGTGGAAAGTACGAATGAAGTGGCAGCGCATTCGGCTAAGCTTGACGAAGACGCAATCAAAGATACATATACTGGTATCGATGATATGTATGTATTAGAAGGTTCCAAGGACGTAGATTACCTTGATGGAGTGTTATACGACAGTTCTATCGTAAAAGGCATTGATGTAGACAGTTCTAAAGTAGACGCTTCAAAAGCAGGAAATTACAAGATTACTTTCAGTATTACAGCTGATCGTAAAGCTTATGACGCATTCAGAGATGCTTTCATCAAGTCTGAAACTGTGAAGGACAAGACATCTGCTGACAAAACCAAGACAGATAAAAAATCTGCTGACAAGACTAAAACTGAAACAGTCAAGGTTAAAAAAGATACAGTCGTTGTAAACAGGGATGAAGCGCAGAAGCTTGCTGATCAGGATAAGCTGGTCCGCACAGACAATGGAGAAACTGTTAAAAAGTCTGATGGAACCGAAGTTAAAACAGAACAGAAAGCCCCTGCTTCTACAGCTGTAACTGGAGGCAACGTGGTTGATGCTTCTGCCAAGACAGAAGTAAAACCAGAAATTACAGCTGCACCAGCAATGAGTCCAGAAGAAGCTAAGAAAGAAGAAGCGAAAAAGGATGATAAGAAGGAAGAAACTAAAAAGCCTTCTACATCTGGCAGCACAAACAAACCAAATTCTGGTTCAAACAAGCCAAATAATGGAAGCAGCTCAAATAGCAAGCCATCTAGCAAACCAAATTCTGGTTCAAACAAGCCAAATAGTGGAAGCGGCTCAAACAGCAAGCCATCTCACAAACCAGATTCTGGTTCAAACAAGCCAAACAGCGGAAGCGGCTCAAACAGCAAGCCATCTCACACACATACCTGGGTTAACGTTACAAAAACTGTGAATCATCCAGCAGTAACTCATCAGGAAGATGTTTATGAAAATAGACAGGTTAAAGTGAAAGATGCCTGGGATGAGAAAGTTTACGTTAAGACCGAACAGATTTGTCGTCAATGTGGATTTAGAACATCCAACCCTAGTGAGATGGACGAGCACATGTTAGAGAATGGACATTCTTGTACGTTTCATGATATTTACAAAACAGTTCATCATGACGCTGTATACGAAACTCAGAGAGTAAAAGTTGGTACAAGAACTGTTACTGATAAAGCGGCCTGGACAGAAACAGTAGTTACCGGTCAGAAATGCTCTTCCTGTGGAAAAAGAAAATAACAAATTAATATTGTCCTGGTTTAAATAGGGAATGGATAGACTCGATCATAGATGGTCGGGTCTATTTTTTGTAAGCGGTCCAATCAGTCCAGACTATATATTATATAATAATAGAGTAGATAAAAGCAGGAACTCACAGGATCCCTGCTTTTTCTATTATAGGGCGGTGATTCCACATTCTCATTTTTCCTCCTTTCCCTACTTTTAGTAGGTTTTTATTTTTTTACCGCCCTATCTATTTTTAAATAAAAGAGGACACACAGAACATAAGAAAGGGGTAATTTTATGGCAGGAAGAAAAAAAATTGATGTCCAAGAATGGCTTACCCCTGAAAATAGATTACGAATTCAGGGTTGGTGCCGTGACGGATTAATCGAAAAACAGATATATAAGAACATGGGCGTCAGTAAAAATACATTCTATAGATGGAAAAACGAAAGCGAGGAATTTAGAAACCTCCTAAAAGAGTCCAAAGATACAGCTGATCGCGAAGTAGAGAACGCCTTATTTAAAAGCGCTACTGGTTTTGTGGGCCCAGATGAAAAATACTACCCACCAAATACCACAGCACAGATTTTTTGGTTAAAAAACCGCAAACATGAAGATTGGCGAGACAAGAGAGAAACAGACGTTAATGTAAGTACTCCTGTATCAGAAACAGCTTTAAAAGTAGAAGCCATATTGAAAGGCGAAGAGGTTTAGACTTAAACGGGGGTGACTAACGATGAACGAAAAGCTTGTGAAGTCGTTAAAAGAAGAACCCGCGAAATATGCTAGGCTGCTGGGGTTCGACCTATTAACTGACTTACACAATGAATGGATTAAGGACATGGTATGGCAACAGGCAGAGGACGAAACGTTGCTGGCCCACCGAGGGTCATATAAAACGACGTGCGTATCTTTTGCACTTGCATTGATCATTGTTTTGAAGCCGTCGAAAACAACTATCTTCATAAGAAAAACGGATACAGACGTGATAGAGATTGCGAAGCAGACGGATAAGATATTGCGAAGCGATCTTTTTTCTTACATAGTCAAAGAGATATATGGGGTCGATCTTGAAATTACGTCTAATTCATATCAGATCGATACCAACTTAAATACTGGAACGAAAGGAACGCCACAGCTAATTTGTCTAGGCATTTATACATCTCTAACAGGGAAACATAGCGATTATATTTTTACAGACGATATTGTAAACGTGCAGGACAGAATTTCACAGGCTGAACGAGATAGAACTAAATTACAGTATCAAGAGTTGCAGAATATAAAGAACAGAGGCGGTCGTATTTTCAATACCTGCACGCCTTGGCATAAACAGGACGCCATAAGTGAATTAATGCCAAATAAGAAATTCTATGACTGCTATTCAACTGGCCTTATTAGTGAAAGCAAATTAAGAGATCTACGAGAAAGCATGGACCCTTCTTTATTCGCGGCTAACTACGAATTGAAACATATAGCCAATGACAAAGCATTGTTTAGCAAGCCAAATTATTGCAACGATGAAACACTCCTTTATGAAGGCGTTTCACACATAGACGCCAGTTATGGTGGGGCCGACTGGACCGCATATACTATCATGAAGAAAGCAAACGGCAAAATCTACGCGCTAGGGAAGACATGGCAGAAGCACGTTGACGATTGCCTGGGAGAAATCCAGGCATTACAGGAACGCTTTAAAGCTGGAACTGTATACAACGAAAAGAATGCCGATAAAGGGTATCTTGCTAAAGAGTTGCAGAAGCGCGGTATGGTTCCAAAACTTTATCAAGAAAAACAAAATAAATACGTCAAGATTTCAACTTATCTTCGCCGTGAGTGGAAAAACATCTACTGGCTTGAGGAGACGGACAGAGACTACATGAACCAGGTTTTAGACTACACGGAGAATGCAGAACACGACGACTGCCCAGACAGCGCAGCTTCGCTTATTCGACAGATGGAAAAGAGAACGACACATAGAAACAGGATTTCGGGAGGTTTATAAAAGATGAAAAGAAAAAATTATTTCAAAAAGATCGTCAAGGCAGAGGATAAGATCTTCCGAATTGCTGATGATCAAGTTATGACTGCACCACTTCTAGCGGAGTACATTAGACAGCACGAATTGCTTGTGCAGTCACATTACAAATACTTAGATAACGCATACCAAACAGACTATGCTATCTTTCATCAAGCTAAGAAAAAAGAATATAAGCCGGACAACCGCTTGGCTACTAATTTCGCAAAGTACATTGTAGATACAATGAACGGATTTTTTTGCGGTATTCCGATTAAGGTTACTTCTAATGATGAAGAGATCAATAAATTCATTCAGCGATACGACAGATACAACAGTATGGATGACCAGAACGCAGAAATTGCCAAAACATGCGATATTTTTGGTAGTGCATATGAAATGTATTACGTAGACGAGATGGGAGAAGTTGCTTCTACAGTCCTCTCCCCTATGAATGCCTTTATTATCTATAATGAAAGCATTATTCCACAGCCTCGTTATTTCATAAGACTTTATACAGACAATCACAATGTAAAACGCGGATCAATTTCCGACGGCGAAACAGTACGTTATTTCAAACAGGACGGTGGCGTTAAATTTGACTCGTACGAAAAAATACACGGATTTGATGGAGTCCCAGCTACAGAATTCCTAGAGAATGCGGAACGTACCGGATTATTCGAACCTGTCTTATCACTGATTAATGCGTATAACAAGGCAATAAGTGAAAAGGCAAACGACGTTGATTATTTTGCAGACGCATATTTGAAGATTTTGGGTGCCAAGCTTAAAGATGAGGACCTGAAGACGATTAGAGATGATCGTATTATTAATTTTGACGGAATAGAAGACGGAAAGCTTATTGTCGAATTTATGGACAAGCCAAACGGCGACACGACACAGGAAAATCTTATCGATCGTTTAAGAACTGACATTTTCCAAATTGCGATGGTCGCCAACATTTCTGACGAAAACTTCGGGGCTTCTTCTGGTATCGCTTTGAAATACAAGCTTCTAGCAATGTCTAACCTTGCTAAAATGAAGCAAAATAAGTTTATCGGGGCTATGAACCGCAGATACAGATTGATCTGTTCTAATCCAGTCACAAGCGCAAAAGCGGACGACTGGTTATTCATTGATTATACGTTTACACAAAACATTCCAGCTAACCAGCTAGAAGAGGCACAGATTGCTTCACAGCTTTCTGGAGTAACCAGCAAGGAAACACAGCTTAAAGCGCTGTCTATTGTTGATGACGTGAAGGCCGAAATTAAAAAGATTGACGCTGAGGCGGACAAGACAAGCTATAGAACCGATTACCCGACAGAGAGAACGGGCGGTGGGCTGAATGAGTAGATACACAAATACACTCAATGAGTTGCAAAGAGACTTAGAAAAAGGCGAGGAGTCTTTAAAGAAAAAGCTTTCCCGCCTTTACGATGCTGAATCAAAGAAACTGGAAAAAGAGATTGCCTATTATTATCAGACCTACGGGCAAGACAACGTGCTGGAGTACCGCGTAATGATGAAGAAGCTAACTAAAGAAGAAGCGACGATGCTTTTTGAAGACATGGATAATTTCTTTAGGCTGCATCCGGAATATTCAGCACTAATGCCTGTTCGCGAGTCCATTTACAAGCTTAACCGCCTGGAAGGGCTGCAGCTTTCAATTATGAGGCAACAATTAGGGCTTTCGTCAGAGGAAGCCGCATTGATAGGTGATCACCTTCTCTTTTACACAATTTCAACTTATGAAGGTGTACATGGGCTGATCCCCTTTAATCAGTTCGACGGCAGGGCCGCCAAACAGGTTGGTCAGAAGATCATAAAAGATACAGACTTCGAGGAACGACTTCTGGCAAACAGAGAAAAGCTTGCTGATTATCTAAATAATGATATTGCAAAAGGCATTGCCAGAGGCGATGGTTACGACAAGCTAAAAAAGCAGATATGCGACCGTTTCGATGGCGTATCTCGTAGGAGTGCTTACAGGCTTCTTTATACAGAGGGGACGCGAATGTTTAACCGTGCAAATAGTGAGGCTTTCGCAGAGGTGGGCATTAGCCAATATAGATATTGCACAGCCGGCGATAATCGCGTATGCAGTGACTGCAAAGCATTAGATGGCAATGTATACAACATATCAGAGGCTAGAGATGGGACAAATTACCCGCCAATGCACCCATGGTGCAGATGTCACACGGAACCAGCCGTTGACTGGGATAAGTGGTTATCAGACAGAATTGCAAGCAGAGAATACACAGCGGAACAGAGAGAAGAAGCCGCTGAAATCATTAAGAATTTTACGGAGGATTAAAAAAGGATGGCAAAAAGAAAAGTAAAAAGAGAAAGAAAGCTTTTGTATTTCATGGCCAGCTGGTGCGGACCATGCAAACACTTAAGAGAATATTATTTCGATGGCCTAGCCGCCGTTTTCCCTGGACAGGTTGATTTTATCGACGCAGAGAGAGAACCAGAACTGGCTAGACTATATAAAGTCGCTAGAATTCCGTTGATTGTTTTCCTGGAAAACCGGAAAGAAGTAAAACGCTACGACGGATCACAGAAATTCGGTTTTGAGGAATTCGAAAAATTCCTTATGGAAGGTGAAGCCAATGATCACGATAGAAAGAACGCAGAAAACATTAACGGTTAGCGGTCATGCTGGATACGCAGAACGTGGAAAAGATATCGTATGTGAGGCCGTTACTTCACATGTACAGACATTAACCGCTTCTATTGAACAGCTTACCAATGATAAGCCTGCGTTTTCTCTTTCTAGAGGTTTCTACGAATTGTCCCTGGAAGGACTAGGGGATAAAAGCTTATTTCTAGTATCGGCATTTATGGTGGGTATGAGGCTATTGCAGGACGGATATCCTGCGCATGTAAAAGTTATTTAAAGAAGCTTTTTGGCTTCTTTTTATATTTCCTTTTTCTGATTTCCTGGCGGGAGTCATAAAAAGCGACCTAGCATTGAAGTCGTTAAAAGCTATGGAAAAATACAGTCAAGCATTAGGACTTTAAATTATGGAGGACTAAACTATGGAATTTAAAGATTATTTGAGACAGATTTTCGCAGAAGATGGAGGCAGCGACGGGAACGACGACAAGGGCGGAAACCCAGGGGCCGACGACAAGGGCGGAAACGACGATGGGGCGGAACCAGACAGCAAAGACACTAAGAAATACTCTGACGCTGACGTAGACGAGATCATCAATAAGAAATTCGCGAAGTGGCAGAAAGAACAGGAAAGAAAGATTTCCGAGGCTGAAAAGCTGGCTGGGATGAACGCACAGGAAAAAGCGGAACACGAACGCGACACCTTACAGAAAGAATTAGACGAATTAAAGCGTGCAAATAGCATTGCGGAAATGGAAAAGACAGCTAGAACTATGTTACACGATGACGGCGTGAATGTACCTGACGAGGTAGTATCAAGCTTAATCGCAGAAGATGCTGACAACACAAAAGCCAAAGTTGAGGCATTCTCAAAGGCATTTAAAGAAGCGGTACAGAAAGCCGTTAAAGACGCTTTAAAGGGAAAAGCCCCTGCAACTGGTAAAGGCGGAAGCACACTGACGAAAGCGGACATTTTAAAGATTGCTAACCGCGCTGAACGTCAGAAAGCGATCGCAGAACACATTGATTTATTCCAGTAACACTCAATGAGTATTAAAGATCTATTACGTGAGAGATTTTCTTACATATATACATTGTGATGTTACAGACTACTCATAGGTTTTCATAAGAGAACAGAAGCCTTGGGCTTCTAACTCTAATGAAGGCGCGTAAGCGCAAGTAGATTTAATTAAAACACTAACGGAGGTATATAAACTATGAATAAATATTTTAGACAGATGTTTGCTGTCGAAGCAGGCACAATCGTAACCACTGACATTGAACCAGCTATTTCTATCGACCATAACGAGAGATTAGTTGCTGGTGTTGAATCATTACAGACTATCTTAGGTGTTGCAGAACTTACACCAATGCCAACAGGCAGCCTTGTCAAGCAGTACAAGTATACAAAAAAGACTACACCAGAACAGGTCGCTGAAGGTGAAACAATCGCGCTGACAAAGTACGATAGAACTTTGGCACATTCTTTTGAAATCGATCTCAAAAAGTACCGCAAACAGACTACAGCTGAGGCTATTCAGAGATCAGGCAAAGACAAGGCGGTTAATAAAACTGACGACTTACTTACAAAAGACGTACAGAAAGACGTTAAGAAAGCTTTCTATACAATGCTTGCAAGTGGTACAGGAAAAGCTACAGCAAAGGTTGCTACTTTACAGGGGGCACTTGCTGCTGCATGGGGCGCTGTATCTACTTATTTCACAGATATGGACGTTGAACCTATTTTCTTTGTAAACACTACAGATGTTGCTGATTACTTAGCAACTGCACAGATCACAACACAGAACGCCTTTGGGTTTAAGTACGTTAACGACTTCTTAGGCCTTGGAACTGTTGTTATCGATCCATCTGTTACAGCTGGTACAGTTATTGCTACAGCAAAAGAAAATATCAACGGTGCTTACGTTTCTGCAGACGGTGATGTTGCTGATACATTCGGGCTTACTTCTGACGAAACAGGCTTAGTTGGTATGACTCACTATGTTAAAGGTGACAACGCTTCTATCAACACATTAGTTATGTCTGGTGTTGTCTTCTATCCAGAAGATGCAACTGGTGTTGTAAAGGCTACTATTGCTGCTGCCAAATAGTCGGAACAAGGAGGCATGACATATGATTTCTGAAATTGAAAAGCGTATTGAGTGCCGTATGACAGGCGAATTATGCGACAAGGCGGTCATGAGAGAAATCTCCCAGACTGTCCTTGATCGTATTTGTATCCGCCTTGGTATTTCAAGCGAAAAAGAATTTCCTGCTTTATTTTTTGGTATTTGCGCGGAGGCTTCTATTAAAGCATACCGCAGACGTTACTACGAGGGGATCCAATCTGAAAGTGCTTCTGGGGTTTTCTCAGATACATTCGTTGATGACATTCTCTCGGAATATGCAAGTGAATTCACGGCATACCGCAATAGCGACAATGTCGGAAGTTCGAAAAGGGTTCATTTTCTATGATGTATAAAAAATGCCTATTGTTAACACCAAAAGAGACAGAGGACGAGTTAGGAAACAAGACCCCCGATGGGTGGGACGTAAAAGCAACATGTAATGCTAGGTTTTCGCCATGGACGGCGGAAGAGATTTCATTATATGGATCAGATGTAACACGCAACACTTCAAAATATGCCTTATTGATTCCGCGCGAGGTATTACGCGGGGTTGATTCGGTTTTGATTGACGGCGTGAAATATTCAATTGAAACGATCTTGGAATTATCAGAACGCTGGGTTGTAATTCATGCGAGGTCACACAGAAATGAAAATTAAGTATAGCATTGACGCTACAAAACATTTAGCTAATCAATTAAAGGCGCTTTCACAAGCAAGCTTTGAGGATGTAGTGACGAAGCAAATGGGGCAGATGGTACAGCGCGCACAGCGTAAAGGCAAAGGCGGAACACCTGTCTCTACAGAGGCGACTAGGCCAGGCGGTCCACATGGTGAGTTGAAATCTTCTGTTCGTTTTGAAAAAAACACAATGGGCTATACAAAAGAGTATGCCCCACATGTTGAGTATGGGCATAGGACAAAAGGCGGCGGATTCGTACCAGGCCAGCACTTCCTAAAAGATAACGTAGATATACAAGCACCAATATATAAAGAGGATTTAATAGACGCAATAAGAAAAATAGCGAAGGGGTGATACAACATACTAAAACAATTTCCACTTACAGAACTTGTAAAAGCGGTGAAAGCTAAGATTGAGGCAAACACGGACATGAAGTGTTACGACGTTGTGCCGGTTGATGCGGTATCCCCTTTTTCATATGCACAGGTTGTTAGTGTAGAACCTGCGGATACAAAGACGATGTTCTGTAAAAACTACACTATATGGGTCCATGTTATAGCCGATGCGGTGAAATCTTCTGTTCCGCTGTATAAGCTTATTGAAGACATTGAAGAAGCTATGACGGAGGACATTACTATTCCTGCCCCATACGTCCTTGTTATGCAGACTGATGAAGGATTACAGACAATTCAGGACGAAGAGACGGGAGAAAAACACGGGGTCGTGGGTTTTTCATTCAAGATTTCTTACGGCTTTAAAATCAAATAAACTAATGGAGGTATAAGAAAATGGCTAATAAATATATTTCACAGATTTTCACAGGTGAATTTGACGCCAACGCTTATTGTGACTTTTCTAGTGAAGCAGCAAGTGCTACAGCTGGTAAAGACATTGTATTAGCAATCTGGGACGCTACAGGCGCTAGTTTGCTTGCTATTGAAGGTCAGCAATCATTAACTATCAACCGTTCGGCTGATACAATCGAAGTCACTTCTAAAGATACAGAAGGAGGCTGGAAGTCTTCTATCGCTGGTATGAAAGAATGGTCAATTGATAACGGCGGTGTATATGTTAAGGATGGGAATGCACACAAGGCGCTTTCTGATGCTTTTGAAAAGTCTAACCCAGTATGCATCAAAGTATATGATCAGAAAGCAGGAAAAGGCCTTTTTGGCGGTCTTGCATGCATCACAGAATATAATTTAGAAGCACCATATGACGATGCTATGACTTACAGCGTATCTCTTCAGGGAATGGGCGCACTTGTAGATCTTACAGCAAACGCCCCATCTACTGATACAAAGCCACAGTAAGCTGCGCAGCGGGGATAACACTAAAGCAGTTGTCTCCGCTTTCTTTATATAAACATGTAAAAAGCAAAGGAGAACAGAAATATGTTTGAACACAACGGAAAAAATTATGTATTAAAGTTTAATATCGGCAGATTAAAAATGATTGAGAACGCGTCTGGTGGTAAGTCTAGTATGTCTATGATGCTTTCTGATAACAGCGGTCTAATGTCTATTAATGCTACAGAAGCGTTTTTCTCTTACGGTCTAAAAGAAGAAGGCGCTGATATCTTTGTTGCGCCTAGCAAAGCAAGAGAAATATGCGACGAGATTATCGAAACAAAAGGATATGTTGCTGTTGTTGGTTTAATTCAGAAACAGCTTCAGGCGGACTGCCCTTTTTTATTCCGCGTAGGCTAACGGATTACCAGTATTTCCAAACTGATAAACGTTCAGCCGACGAAATAAAGGAAATCGAACCATACGCGGATGAAATAGATTTCGCATGGTTCGTTGTTCATTTTAACTATTCACGAAAGCAGTACGACGAACTAACGCCTACGGAAAAAGCTTTCATTAAAAAGGCATATGAGGATAAAACCGTATCTGATACCACTCTTATTCGTAACGCAGTATTAAATGCCGTTGCAAATGCGAATAGGAAAAAAGGAAAACGTTTCCGCGAATTATGGCGTAAAAAGATGCCAGTAGTGAATGAAAATGATAAAAAGAAAAAATTATCTTCTATTGAGGAGATTGAAAAACGCGAGGCCGGCTGGATAAAAAAGATCTACGCAGCGAATGCCGGCAAAATCACAAGGAAAAAATAAGCCAGGAAGGAGGATAATGTATGGCGTCAAATTATACACTCTCTGTAAAGATTGAAGGCGATGAATCGGACTTTAACGACGCAATGAAGAGGGTTCAGGATGCACTCGGAAAGACAGACGACAGCTTAAAAGAGGGAAGCAACAACGCCAGTGTATTCGGTGGTGTTTTGAAAGCCAATTTAGTGTCTAGTGCTATCACTGGCGGACTCAACTTATTAAAATCAGGTATTCAGAATGTCGTTAGTGCTATTGGTAGCTTGTCAGGCGATCTTTCAGAATCTTCTAAAGCATGGCAGACGTTCGAGACAAATGCCAGTACAAAACACAGCCAAAGCGAAATTCAAGCAGTTAAAAAAGAATTGCAGGATTTTGCGACAGCAACAATTTATAGTTCCTCTGATATGGCTTCTACATACTCACAGCTTGACGCGGTAGGCGTTGCAAGCGCGCAGAACCTTGTAAAGGCTTTCGGCGGTCTTGCTGCTGCTTCTGCAGACCCAGCACAGGCTATGAAGACGCTATCTCAGCAAGCCACACAGATGGCGGCTAAACCTAAAGTCGCATGGGAAGATTTTAAGCTAATGCTTGAACAATCCCCTGCTGGTATGGCTGCTGTTGCTTCTGAAATGGGCATGAGTGTTCAGGACTTGATTACCAATATTCAGGCTGGAACTGTATCTACTACAGATTTCTTTAATGCTGTTGAAAAAGCCGGAACATCTGACAAGTTTACAAAAATGGCGACAGAATACAAAACTGTTGATCAAGCGATGGATGGATTACGTGAAACAGCTGTAAACAAGCTACAGCCAGCTTTTGACATGATTTCTCAAGTAGGTATTGGTGCTATTTCTGGTATTTCTGATAGCTTAGATGGAATTAATATTGATGGACTTGTAACAGCAATGCTTCCAGGTTTTCAAGCGTTGGCTGACGCTGCTTCTAATTTAGTGCAGCAAGCGATCGCGTGGGCACAAACAGCGGACTGGGAATCAATCGGAAATAGTATCGCTGATGCTATCACAAATATTGTGAACGGAATTTCATCTTTCGACTGGGGAGGCTTCTTTTCTATAATTGGTGACGGTATTGGGCTTTTTGTTGATGGTCTATCGTTGATTATTGACAACGTAGGTGATATCAGGGGTTTAGCAGATGTTATAGCGGCAGTAGCCGTTGCATTCGGTGTACTTAATGCTGTACTCACTGTATACAATACTGTTATGGCTGTCCAGTCTGCCATAATGATGGCAAATCCTACGACTTGGATTATATTGGGGATCGTTGCGGCAATCGCCGCCCTCATTTTAATTATTAAAAACTGGGGCACAATCACAGAAACAATTGCCGCAGTATGGGAAAAGGTAAAAAATGCTGTGATAAATACATGGAACAATATATATTCTATGTTCGTTGGGATTTTTACCGCGATCTTAAATAACCCAGTCGTGCAGTTAATCGTAAATTTCGTAACAACAGAATTTAATATTATGAAGAATCTAATCACAGGAATTTGGAACGGAATCAAAGATATCGCTGCTGGTGCATGGGAATGGATAAAAAATGTCGTTGTAGGTCCCGTATTATTATTATGTGATCTTGTGACTGGAAATTTTACAAAGCTAAAAGAAGATGCTTCAAAAATCTTCTCAAATCTTGGGAATGCACTTTCTACAATTTGGAATGGTATTAGTGGGATTGCGTCATCAATTTGGACCGCAATTAAGGAACATATTGGGAATACAGTTGGCCGTATGGTTGACGGGGTAAAATTCGCAATTCAAAAAATCCCTGGTATTTTTTCGGATATTTTCGGAAGAGTGAGAAACTTTGTTACAAGTTTACCTGGTGAAGCTTTACGCTGGGGTCGTGATATCATCGATGGTATCGCAGACGGCATTAAAGGGGCTGTAGGTAAAGTAACTAGTGCTGTTAGCGGAGTTGCTAATAAAATCAGAAGCTTCTTACACTTCTCAGAACCAGATGTTGGACCACTTAGCGACTTCCACACATACATGCCGGACATGATGTCAGGACTTGCTGGCGGTATTAAGGCAGGAATTCCTATGCTACAGAAAGCAGCTGGACTTGCAGCCGGGGCAATTTCTGGAGGATTAAACGGTACAATCACTACTGACGGTATTGTCGGTGCTTCTAGTGGTTCATACTATAGCGAAGGATCAGGAAATACAACTAATTATGGTGCTACTACTATCAATGTATATGGCGCACCTGGACAAGATACAGAAACACTTGCGGACAAAGTGGCGGAAGTCATTTTCGACCGAGTAAGAAGGGAGGCCTACGTATAATGGCATACGATAATATTAAACAATTCCCATTCAAAGATGGGTATAGCTTTTTAGAATTTGACGGCGTCGATATTGGCGCCGCTTGTGAGATGTTTATTCTTGGGAAGGGGACATACGGCGCCCCTTCACGAGATGTCGATCAAATCCATGTACCGGGACGTAATGGAGATATTCTAGTTGATAATGGGGGTTGGAACAATGTTACAGTAAAATACCCTGACTGTAATATTCTTAGCAATTTCGGTGAAAACGTTGAGAAGTTGCGCGGGTATTTATTTTCTAACCCTGGATATCATACACTAATTGACCAATACCACCCAGACGAGGTACGTTATGCGGAATTCAGGGGACCTTTTACAGCGGACGCACATACAGGAACAGGCAATGACTCAGGATCTTTTGATCTCGAATTCAATTGCAAGCCTCAGCGTTTCCTTCGTGAAAGCATGATAGCGCGTGATTATGTATTATGTCCATACACTATTGATCAATATAGCTATAGAACAAGCTATTCAATCGATGCAAAAGTTACAAACGCAGGAAGCACTCTTAAATTTACATTCATTCCGGCTGTAACAGAAAGCTTATGTAGATATGTTAATTTTTACAAATTAGACGGAACTACAGTAAGTGAAGATATTGAAGTAAATGCTAATGATGGGGTTGTTGAAATTCCATTGGTTGGAAAAGATGGAACAAAATATTATGGAGTAAAATGTACTTTTGGGTTTGACGTTGCCAAATCAAAAAATCTTAGAATGGAATCATCAAACTCAGTAGTTGAGGGTAAAACAACGTACTTTTACTATAAATACCATAATGATATTTGTTTTCCATTTTACAACCCTACACAATTTGATGCATATATTTCAATGTCTGGATGTTATGTACCAGATGGTACATATGGACAAAACTTTCATTGTGTAGATAACAACCATTATATTTCAGTTAGCAAATCTCTAGGATACGTAACAACTTCTGAAGTTGGCTTTGATTTCAACGGCTTAGAAGGTACGGCGTGCACGTGGGATAATAAATTATCAAAGATTAAAAAAGTATACGCTGGTCTTTCTGGAACTTTACTTGTTATTCCTGGCGGTGGACGTCACGAACTTGAAGTACAAGGCGTATCATCTTTTAAAAATATACAAATTACACCAATGTATTACAGAATTTAAAGGGCGGTGAGAAAATGTTAGAACTAAATGAAGTCCAATTATTCACGGGAGACCCTGAAAACATTTGGGGCGAACAAATCAAACAGCCTGAAAATATTTTGAGTATGGAAGTCACAGAGGTTATGAACGGCAACCTTACTTTATCAATGGTGTGTGCAATTTCTGATTATAACATTGAAAATCTAGTGATTGGGAACATTATCAAGTGTTATAAAGACGTATTAAAGAATACGAAGTTTTCGTTTGAAATTTACGACGTAAAATATACCATTGATCACAAAATCACTGTAAAGGCGGAACACCTTTCATCAAGGCTTAGATATATTTATGTTGAACCTATTGGTTACATTGATTTTGATGAAATTGATGAAATCTTATCTGGGTATTCTTCCGCAAAATATAAACTCATTAATCATACTGGAGAATCGATAGTAAAAATAAAGGTTCCTAATACAACATATGATTATGGGGTTGTATCAGATTCTATTAAGTCTATTGCAGATCATATGAAAGGAACAACTGGAAGTATTCTTGATCATTTCGGTGGAGGATACTGGCGATACAACAAAGATACAGAGATGGAATTTTACAAAGAAGATCAAGTAAACGACGAAGATCCAGAACTTGAACCTATTAAATACTCTGTAAATATGTCAGATTTTCAACGTGAAATTGATATGGACAATGCAAAATCTAACCAGGTGTTATTTTGGAAAAAAGAAGTTGATGGAGTTGAAGAACAGGTTTGGGCATATAAAAGAAAATCTGTTGATGCTTACCCTATGCAAGCAGCACAATTATGTGATCTATCTTCTCAGTTTGAAAAAAAGCCAACAGAGGAACAGTTAATTGCTGCTGCCCCAACACTTTCAACTAGCCCAGAAGTTACAACAAATTGTAGTATTGCAAATTATGAAGGTAAGGCAACATGTGGCCGTAAAATTTCCGTTATTTTCCCTGAATTTGGGGTGAATGAAGAAATGCGCATTACAGAGACAACTTACAATGTGCTTACTAGGAAATATAAGTCCATTAAACTCGGAACATCTAAAAAGACGCTTTCAAAAACAATTGCAGAGATTGCAGGCAAGACAGGAACTAATGTCTACTAAGGAGGTATTCTAAATGGCTAAAATTTATATGAATGATTTTCGTGTAACTACATCTGTTGTACCGATTCTCAGATATTTAGATGGCAATAAAACAGATGAACTTGTTATCTTTACAGACGATAAGACAACAGACTTCGATACGCATATCGCTTTGATTGACAATAATGTTGTTAAGCTTTTTGCTAATGAAAGCGGTTTTGCTGCCATCATTGATAAAGATATCTTTAATGAAAAAGATGTTTGTCCTATTAGACTTGTATTCAGTAATAGCGAGACAGAAAAAACAAAAGGCACAAATACTTTTTATATCTGTAACGATCGAACTGGATATATCTATGGTGACTATATCGAAGTCCCGGACGATATTATCACGTACAGAGAAGCGTGCCGTGCATATGCGGAAGAATGCGGGCGCATTGTTGACGCCGTAAAATTTGATGTTGGCGCTAAGGTTACACAGGACGAAGACGGGGCAACAATTTATATTACAGATCCGTTTGGAACGACTAAGGCGAAAGTTTACAATGGGGAACGAGGCCCAGCAGGTGATCGAGGCCCAGAACCAGAGATCACAGCACGAGTTGTTGGAGATAATACAGAGATTTTATCCAATGGGGTTGTTATTGCTACTCTTGCTGGTGGTAAGAATGGTATTGATGGGCATACTCCAAAAATTACAGCAACTAAAGAAGGGGCGACAGTTACAATTTACGCCGACGGCGTGAAAGTTATTGATATTCATGACGGGGTAGACGGGGCGACAGGCCCTCGTGGTATTCCCGGAAAAGATGGCCACTCACCGAGTGTTACAGCTACGAAGTCCGGGACAGTTACAACTGTAAAGGTTGACGGGACAGCTATTGCAACAATTAACGACGGAGTAGACGGGGCCACAGGCGTCGCAGGTAAAGACGGACATTCACCTACTGTCACAGCAACAAAAGCAGGCAATGCAACAACACTTTCAATAGATGGTAAAGCGACAGCAACTATCTACGATGGGGAAACGGGTCCTCAGGGTATTCCTGGTAAAGCCGGACACTCCCCTATTATTACGGCAACTAGAAAAGGCACAGAGACAAAGTTTTCACTAGATGGAAACGTCATCGCTACAATCTCAGACGGGGCCACAGGTGCTACTGGACATTCCCCAAGTGTAACAGCAACAAAGGCTGGGACAGCAACAACAATCTCAGTTGATGGTGTAGCTATTGCTACAGTCAACGACGGAGAAAGAGGTGAAACAGGGGCTACAGGTCACTCACCGAGTGTGACAGCAACAAAAGCCGGAACTGTAACAACCGTAAAAGTTGACGGTGTCGCAATCGCAACAATCAATGACGGGGCAAAAGGTGACACAGGAAAACAGGGGCCAGCGTATGTATTGACTGATGCGGACAAAGCTTTGATCACAAACGAAGTGTTGGCACAATTTACCAACGCAGAAAGTACTGGAATGTAAGGGGGTGTAGATATGGCAGACTTGGTTTATATGACAAAAGCAACATGGACAGCTATTACTGATGCATTTAGAAATAAGCTAGGATCAACTGAAATGATTAAAGCTGGAGATATTCCTAGCGCACTTAATAGCCTTCAAAAATATGTCGACATGATAAGTGGTGATATTACATCTGTTAGTGATGAAAATGCTACATCAGTACGTAGTTCTTGCTTTTATTATTGTGGAAAATTACAAGAGGTGTATTTGCCAAATGTAACATTTATTGGTTTATCAGCGTTCGCGGGCTGCGACATGTTGTCTAAAATAAATATACAGAATGTAGAAACGTTAGATGATAGCGCTTTAGCAGGTTGTTGTAGAATTATTGAATTGTACTTGCCAAAAGCAATAACTATTGGCAATTCCGCATGTAATAGGATGACTGCACTAAAAAAAGTTACTATCGGTAATATTAAAACAATCGAGGCATACGCATTTGATGGGAATATTAATTGCGAAGAAATAGATATTTCTTTAAATGAAAATGTAGATAGTATAGGTGCGTATGCATTTTTCAATAACAAATTATCAAAATTAATAATAAGAGGGACTGCTTTGATTCCACTTGCCAGTTCAAATGCTTTAGTTGGTACCCTTATCGCTGACGGCACAGGCAAAATTTATGTCGATCCTTCTATGGTCGATACATACAAAACAGCGACTAACTGGAGTACATACGCCTCTGTTATTGAGGCAATTCCCTGACATATATATGGAGGTATAAACGATGATCAAAACAGAAGTATTGGAAAATGGTTCGATTAAGACATATTCTGATGAGGGCTTTTATATCCATGGTGGAATTCCAGAGGGCGATTATGCCCAGGCTATAGATCCGCCAGGTGTTAATAGAACATATACAGAAACAGACAGATATATTGACGAGGCGCAGACAATAAAAGAAAAAGCTGCTGCCTATGATGTGCTTATGGGAGGTGTTGGCGATGAATGAAACAAATTACTTTTTAGAGAAAGCAAAACGCTTACGCCCAATCATTGAAAAGGCGGCGGTAAGCCTTCCTGATGAAGAGGCTTTACAGGCCCCAGAGATTTTCCCATTATGGAAAGCGGGGACAAGCTATGAAGCAGGCGCGAGGGTGCAATATAACGGCATGTTATACAAAGTACTACAGGCACACACTAGCCAGGCAACATGGACGCCTGACGCAGCCGTATCTCTTTTTGCAAAGGTTCTTATACCTGATGAAAGCAAAATACCTGAATGGGAACAGCCGGGAAGTACAAACCCATATATGAAAGGTGACCGTGTAACATACAACGGTAAAACATACGAATCAACGATTGATAATAACGTATGGGCCCCTGGTGTTTACGGTTGGAAGGAGGTGTAGCCTTTGACACAGGATGTAATTATAGCGGTGATCAGTTCCGGGGCGTTCTTCACATTCATTCAGTATCTAATCACAAGGCATGATAAGAAAAACGACGAAAGCGACAACCGTTATCAAGAATTAAAAGACGGACTAGAAAAGCATGATGAAATGATTAAGAAGTTGAATGAAATCCTGGCCGAGACTCGAAAAGAAAACGCTGGAATCAAACAGCTTCTGATCGGCATAGGCCACGACAAGCTTGTGTATATGACGGATAAAATTGCAAGACGTGAGGCTATCACGCTAAAAGAAAAGGCAACGCTTGACGCAATTTTTGTTCCGTACAATTCACTCGGCGGGAACGGAGACGGAGAGGCCGGATATAAATATTGTGTTACATTGCCCGTTATATCAGATGAAGGCGCAAGAGAAAAAGACAATTCACTTTTACGCGAAGACATGGGCATTAATAAATAACCATTAATAATTAACAAGGAGGTTCTTTTATGAACAATAAAATTTATGATATTTTAAAATGGGTTGCAATTATTGTGCTTCCCGCTGCTTCAACTTTCATTGCTTCTGTTTTCCCATTATGGGATTTACCATACGCAGACGCAATCGCACAGACTATCACAGCTGTTGGGACTTTCCTCGGTGCGGTGTTAATGGTATCTAATATTAATTACAAAAACGGGGACAATGCAGGGGACAAAAACGGGGACGAACAATTACCCGATAATTAGACCTAGAAATAGGGATAAATTTAGGTATATCTCTAAATTTAGGTCTAAAAAAGGGACAAGGCTAGGCATTATTTTATTGCTGGTTTTGTCCCTTAGTTTATATACATTTTTATATACGATATCAGACTATAAAAATATGCCCTATTTCGTATACAAATTTATATATGTTATTACACAAAGAGAAAGAAGGAATGAGATCATGCTATTAGACGCAAACAAACAGAGATTTGTTGGCGATATTGCAAAATGTGTGAAGAAGTATGCCAGTTCATACGGAATCAGTGTTCACAGTCCTATTATCGCCCAGGCGATTTTAGAGAGTGGCTGGGGCAAAAGCAAGCTTGCTGCCGATTATCACAATTATTTTGGTATGAAGTGTGGTACAAAATGGACGGGCCCCAGCGTTAATATGACAACGCAGGAAGAGTACACAGCGGGTACTCTTACAACTATTAAAGATAACTTTCGCACATATGACAGCATGGAAAACGGGGTCAAGGGATATTTTGAGTTTATCCAACTTTCAAGATATGAAAACTTGAAAGGAATTACAGACCCTCGACAATACATTGAGACTATTAAAAACGATGGTTACGCCACAAGTTCTACATACGTTGATAGTCTTATGCAAATTATTAAGCTTTACAATCTAACATCATACGATAACGCAGAAAATGCTGGAAATGGAGGCAATGAAATGGGAAGTAGACAAGCAATGGTTGCAAAAATGCAATCCTGGATCGGAAAGAATGAGGCAGACGGATCATTCAGAGAGGTCATCGACATTTACAATTCACACACACCTAGGGCAAGAGGTTACAAATTGCAGTACTCCGACGAGTGGTGCGCTGGCACTGTTAGTGCTGCTGCTATTGCAACTGGTAACACAGACGCGGTTCCACTCGAGGTATCATGCCATTATATGATCGAAGGCGCTAAGGCTAAAGGAATCTGGATTGAAAACGATGGTTATGTTCCACAGAGTGGGGATATTATTCTTTATGACTGGCAGGATTCAGGCGCTGGAGACAATACAGGAAATCCAGATCATGTCGGTGTTGTAGAATACACATCCGGCGGTGTCATTCACGTTATTGAAGGCAATAAGGGAAGAAAGGTTGCCCGCCGTGAATTATCTGTAAACGGCAGATATATTAGAGGGTTCATTGTTCCGAAGTATAGCAGCAACACAGCACCAGGCGGTGGTTCAACTCCTAGCGTATCGGGAACAATCGACGAATTAGCAAGACGCGTAATTGCTGGAGAGTTCGGATCAGGTGACGCAAGAAAGAACGCACTAGGCGATAAATACGGTGCCGTACAAGCAAGAGTTAATGAAATCTTAAACGGGACAGCTTCTGCCCCTGCTAAGAAATCAGTTACAGAGATTGCAAAAGAAGTGTTAGCTGGTGCGTGGGGTAATGGTGACGCAAGAAAACAAAAGCTAGAGGCGGCTGGATATAACTATTCAGAGGTACAGGCTAAAGTTAATTCATTGGCTGGTGGTTCTTCTTCAAGCGTTGACATTGACGCATTGGCAAGACGCGTAATTGCTGGAGAGTTCGGATCAGGTGACGCAAGAAAGAAGGCGCTTGGTTCAAATTATGACGCAGTACAGAAACGTGTAAATGAAATGCTTGGCGGTAGTTCTTCAAGCGTTAATTATGCAGCAATTGCTAAAGAGGTAATCAATGGCAAGTGGGGCAACGGTGCAGACCGTAAGAAAAAGCTTGAAGCAGCGGGATATAACTATAAGAAAGTACAGAAAGAAGTAAATAAGCTTCTTTAAAAACAAGAAACCCGGGGATAAATTCCCCGGGTTTTTGTGCGTAAATTATAGATGCACTAATTCCAGAAATGCGCGGATACGTATTGAGTATTTATCGCGCGCTTGAAGTGTTCACTTTTCATAGAGTACACTTGCGCGATACAGTACAACGCAGAACGCGAAATCTGCCCGATACAGCCACTTTTCTTATTACGCTATAACTTGTTAAGGCGGTCGCGTAAAACGTCAATGCCAGGCTGGGATAAAGCCACATAGTACTTGTGGGTGACTTGTGAACTAGCGTGCCCCATCTGCGAACAAAGCAGATATTCTGGCGTATTCATCGCAGCCATCATTGTTCCGTATGTATGGCGCAACCAGTGGTATTTGAACTCTAAGCCCTCTCCCGCTAATTTCCTGCTATGGTATTTCATGGAATTGTTCGTTTGTATTTTCCCGTTTAGCTGGCAATTGACGAGAGAAAGAGAAGAAAGTTGCTTTCCGTTCATGTCTATAATCATTGTCTGATTCTGCTTTCTTTCCGCTTCATTTTCGAGTCCGTCTATCTTCTGCTTTAATCCTCTAAGATATAGGACTAGCACATCTGGAATAAAAATGGTCCTGACGCCATTTCTCGTTTTCACTGGTACAAGCTTTATGAGTCCTTCCTGGTACTGCATTTGACGATCGATTTTAATTTTGCCGTTGTCTAAGTCTACATGGTCCCATTTCAGCCCATAGCACTCGTTGATACGTAGGCCACAATAACGGCCCAGCATATAGGCTGTTTCTGCGTTCGTACCTTTGAAGTACTCATCAAGTGTGTTTAATTGGCTTTCATTGAAGAAGCGTATGTCGTCATCTTCATCGACTTTCTTATTAGGCATATGAATCTTTGAAGATTTCGATTTTGTCATGCGGGCATGAAGATCCGCGCTAATATATCCCCTGGTGAAAGCTTGCCCATATAATAGGTAGAAAAACTTTATGAAGCTTTCAACGTAGCCGTAAGAATATCCTTCCTTATAATAAAGGTCTGATAGAAAATCATTAATCTCTGCTGCCGTAATTTTCGATATAATGCGGCGCCCGAATTTTTCCTTGATGTGGTTCTCCCAGAGAGAGTCCTGTTTCAATAATGTAGTGTATGCTTTTCCGGTGGTTCCGTTTTTCCTGTAGTCGGTGTATACCTTAGACACGGTTGCTTTTGGAAAGGATACAGGCTTGTCGATTACTCCCGCTTTCGTTTTTTCGATATCGACGGCGCGGGCATTAGCTGCCTGTATCCTCGTTTTGAATGGGTTCCCGTTTTCATCCTTAACTTTTTTTCTTGTCTTCTGGTGGCCGTTTACTGTTACAACGAAACGATACCCGAAATTGCCGTCATCCGTTTGGAAAACCCCCGGATATGATTTTTTTGATCTTGGCATATTGTTTCCTCCTTTATGTTCCTTTTTTCGTGTTTTTTTGCGACTTTCTTTGTCAGTTTGCAATTTCAGGGATATAAAATAGTGCGACATTGTCACTAAAATTATTGTCACTTTCTATAAAAAAACCTTGATTTTACGCGGTTTTTTGGGCTGTAAACTTAGATGCAATTCATGATACAGTTCATGAAATGGCAAGAGATGAAGCAAGACATGGTAAAGCATTAAAAGGTTTATTAGATAGATATTTTGGAAAG